TCGATGATGATGTGCTTCTCGCCTTGGTAGCCGTCCCAGTAGACGGCGTTGCCTTGCGGCTTGCGCAGGACGTAGTACGGCTCGCCCGGCGTGCCGTCATCCTTCAGGCCCGCCTCGTAATGCGCACGGCGCGTCTTGCCGCAGCCACTGGTACCCCAGTACACTGTCGTGAACGTGATCCAGTTGCGGCGTGGCTGCTGCAGCAGCTCAAAGCGCTCGATCGCGCGGTAGTAGCGTGCCCACACCGGAAACAAGTCCGGGTTGGTCATGATGTCGACCTCCTTGTTGCCGGTCGACAGCAGTTCGAACACACGTTTGAGATCCGTGCGTTCGCCCTTCTTCTTGGCGACGTTCTCGTCGCTACCGTGTTCCCACGGTCCGGCGTGCCCGCCGGGCATGCGAGATTCTTCTTTCGAGCAGTACGCTTTCGCTTGTTCATGGGCGCCGTTGCGCGGCTCCCAGTGTCCGCGGCCGAGACCTGTGCAGTTCTCGATGATCCACTTGACACGCTTCTTGCCAACGAACACCACGTAGCCCTGGATGTGCTCCGTGCCGTTGGCGCCCTTCTCGTGCTGCCAGATGACGTACTCCACGTCGGGCCACACATTCGGTGGCACGTCATCTTCACTCGGGTTGTTGACGGTGAACATCCAATACTTGAGATACGGCGCTCTCGCCACTGCGGTTTAATGATCAGTCACCACATGCCACCTGCGCCAGCGTTGAAGGGCTTGTTGGGCTTGGGCTTCGGCTGCGGCTTCGGCTTCGGCTTTGGTTTGCCACTCATAGTTACTCGTTGCTTTTTGGAGTGAATCTCTGAGAGTTTTCACTTTTTATACGCCATCTGAACGAAAACTTTTCGCTCAGATGGCTCCCGTATAAAAACTTTTCGTCCCGACAGTTTTTCATCAAACTTTTGATTCAACTATGTCTTCCACCATGGCAAATCTGTACCTCACGAAGAAGATCCGTGAGGGCTTTGAGAAGGAGGACGTCGACATGTTCGCTGCCTTGTGCCAGCAGTGCAAGACCGACGTCGGTGACTCTCGCGACTACATGTTCATGTTGCTCGATATGGCGCGTCACAACAAGTGCGACGTGCTGGAGATCATCAAGACTGGTCGAGTGTGTTCTGGCCAGAAAAGCATCAACGAGAAGTTCATTGACGCCTTGTTGAACGCTGTCGCCTCAGACGACGAGCGCGACGCCAGCACTGGCGTACTTGATCTTACGGCTGAAGAGGAGCTTTCCGACGAAAGCTCTGGTTCGTATGAAGAGACGTCTGAGCCGCGCGACGATCGCCCGTCTTCTCGCGACGCCTACCTCATCGACGACTGGTGTGTCGCCGACATCGTCCACGATGACAAGGACGAAGAGGAACCTGCCCGGCCTGTGACCGAACTCGGCAAGCCGAAGAAACGCGTTCTCAAACGCCGCGTTGAACTTGTTTCTCAAGAATGAATTTCCGTTTCCGTTTCGTACTCCACCACATCAAGTGCTACTTCTGTTGCTGCTTCAATCCAGAAAGTACGAGATCTCCGGCTCCTCATCCGGATGATCTCGGCGATCGAACGCCTGCCAGAACTCTGGAATCATCGCATCCTCCTCCAGAGCATGCTGCTGATCATCCAGCGCGTTCCAAAAGTGCTGCTGGAGAGCGTTCTGACGCTGGCGACGTACACCGCGACGGCCAAACACACTGGCAGTCTGCCGAGGAGCCGTCACCGGGTTCGACGCCGGACCACTCATGCCTCGACGAATGTGATCGCCGAGAGGATCCGCTGTGATTTGCACCTGACCGGCGTGCCAGGCGCGATACACTTCTTGTAAAAATGCAGTGTGCTTCTTGTCGTCGGTCCACACCTGCATCTGCGCCCAGTAGCGATTCTTAATCGCATCGAGAAACTGGGCTGCGGTCTTCTCGTAGAAGCCCGTGATGAACTGCATGTTGCGACGAAACGTGGCGTTCGTCGCATACTCATGACGGACCATCTGGTCGAACATCTGGTCCACGTGTTGCTCCATGATCTCGAGGTCGCTTCCACGGTATCGACCATAAATCTCCGATTTCGTGAGACCTGCGCGGCTCGCCGCTCGGTACTGGGCCCGCACGCCTTCGACCTTGCCCGGGCCCATTGACGACGCAGCCAACTCTTGCGCAAGCGCTTCAAGTCGTGCGTCTTGTTGCATCTCCGCTTGCGTTCGTTGACGACCCCACTGGGGCACAAACGGTCGTTTAAAGCTCATCCTTCGCTAGCTAAAGAAGAACTGAATACTCAGTTCTCGCATGCAAAAACTTCGTTTTTGTACCTTGGATCCAAGATCCAAGGTTGGGGGGGTAATAATAAAAACCTCGGATCTCGGTTTTTTAAGCCCCCCCAAGAAACCCTTCGGGTTTCACTGTTAAATTACATTCAACTATGTCATCTCGCAAGCGTGCTGCCTCTACCACTCGTACCAAGTCCCGGTACTCGAACGTCCTCGGCTACGACCGCAGCCGTGGCGGTCTTCAGGTTGGTTCGCGTGCCAATCTCATGGCTGCTCAGCGTGCTGCGATGGCGGCCGGTCGTGGCCGCATCGAAATCAAGGGCGTCGACATCGCCTTGACGCAAACGGCTGTGGTTGCCACAACCGGTGACGGCTCTAACGCCGTCGTTCTCAACTTGATCCCTCCGGGCTCTGGTTCGTGGAATCGCATCGGTCGCAAGGCGGAGTTGCTCTCGGTGCGCCTGCGTGGCACTGTGCAGTTCACGTCGACTGCGTCGCCGACCGGCGGCACGTTCTCGGGCAACACGTTGCGCATGGTCGTGGTGCACGACCAACAGCCGTCTGGCTCGCAGCCGGCCTGGGACACCATCTTCGGCATCACGCCTCAGTCTGGCACGGAGAGCTCGCTGGTGCTCGCGCCGTTGCGCTACGACAACATGGAACGCTTCCGCGTTCTGAAGGACGTGGTCATCAGCAATGACTGCGTTCAGTCGCCGACTTCGGCCACGGGTGCGATGGTCCAGTTCTACCCGTTCGACTGCTTCGTGCCGCTGAAGGGCATCGTCACGACCTACTCTGGTCAGACGGCGACGCAGACAATCGCCGACATCAGCACTGGCGCGGTCTACGTGTACTTTCGTGCGCTGCGCAACACCAGTGCTGCGTCGACGACGCCCGGCGCGAGCGTCGACGTCGACGCCGGCTCGTTCGCGCGTCTTCGCTTCCGCGACGCGTAAAAACTTCTTCACCATTCATTTATCCAGTCTGCTTCTTCAGGGGCCGGATAGTACTCGGGCTGGTACTCGCGCAGCACGTCTTGGAGGTTGCGCACGAGCTGTCCGACGGCGGGGTCGCCGAACATGGGCGGCACCACGAGTGGCAGTGGCGCCGGCACCTCGCCAGGCGGGGCCCACGGCTCGGTCATCTTGATCACGACTCCGTGATCGCCTTCGAGGCGGCGTGTCATGGCGCCGAGGCCGATCTTCTGCCACCAGTCCTTCGGTTCTTCGTTGCTGGTGATCCAGATCTTGGTGGCGAGGAAGTTGCGCGCGCCACCTTTGGTGTCGATGATCGCCGGGTAGCGATCGCAGATGCACTGCATCATCGTGCGTGGGATCCAGCCGTAGAACTCGTCGATGATGATGTGCTTCTCGCCTTGGTAGCCGTCCCAGTAGACGGCGTTGCCTTGCGGCTTGCGCAGGACGTAGTACGGCTCGCCCGGCGTGCCGTCATCCTTCAGGCCCGCCTCGTAAT